ACAAACCCTGTATTCGATCTTGACGGTATCGATGCCTATGGTTCAGGCCGTGGTATGACAACCGCTCAGGCCGAAGCTCTTGGTGACTCAAGCGGCAATGCGTTTGCTGAAATGGCATTCGACATTGACAAGGTTACTGTAACTGCAAGAAGCCGTGCCCTGAAGGCTGAGTACAGCATGGAAATCGCACAGGACCTGAAGGTAATTCATGGTCTGGATGTTGAGACAGAGCTTGCAAATATTCTGTCTACCGAAATCCTTGCAGAAATCAACCGTGAAGTCGTTCGTTCTATCTACAGAACAGCTACAAAGGGTGCTGCATACGGTGTAACAACTGCCGGTACTTTCGACCTTGACACAGACTCTAATGGCCGTTGGTCAGTAGAAAAGTTCAAGGGTCTGGTATTCCAGATCGAAAGAGAAGCCAACGCTATCGCTCGTGCGACACGTAGAGGCAAGGGTAACGTCATTATCGTTTCTTCTGACGTTGCTTCCGCTCTTGCCATGGCAGGTGTTCTGGACTACACTCCAGCCCTTCAGGTTAACCTTGAAGTAGACGACACAGGCAATACTTTTGCTGGTCTTCTTCATGGCCGTGTAAAGGTCTATATCGATCCATACTTTGGTGGTTCATCTAACGGTGACGAACTGGTAACAGTTGGTTATAAGGGTGTATCTCCATACGACGCAGGTCTGTTCTACTGCCCATACGTACCTCTACAGATGGTTCGTGCAATTGGTCAGGATAGCTTCCAGCCAAAGATCGGTTTCAAGACCCGTTACGGACTTGTTGCCAACCCATTTGCTACTGCAAACGGTGACGGTGTTGTCGGTTCTAGAAACACTTCTGGACAGGCAAACATTTACTACAGAATCTTCCGCGTAAGAAATCTGACTTAGTACGTACTTGGTAAAATATTTTACCACTTACTCGACGAAATACTAAATTTCTTGTATAAATACTCTCGGGGGGAAACTTCCGAGAGTATTTACTTTATGCATCATAGGAGTTTAGCATGAGTGGTTTTGTATACGTATGGTTTGATACAACCAGAAAAATGTATTATGTTGGTTGCCATTGGGGCGATGAAAATGATGGCTATATTTGCTCATCAGATAGAATGAGGGCAGCGCATCGCCGCAGGCCAAATGACTTCAGAAGACGAATCGTGAGTAGGGTTAATTCTAATCGATTAGAATTATTGGAAGAAGAATATAGATGGCTCCAAATGATACCTGACGAAATGTTAGGAGACAAGTATTATAACCTCAGCAAGAAACATTCTGGGCATTGGACCACTTCCGAAGAAAAAGTCAAATCCACAAGAGAAAAAATATCACAAGCCAAGAAGGGTGTCAAGCCTAAAATGACACCAGAGCAACTTGAAGAGCGCGGCAAAAGAATCTCGGAAGCAAAGGCAGAGAAGCGCAAGGAACGAGAAGCTCTAGGACTTCCTCTCAGAAAAACTCCAACCAAACCGATGAAACCTCGCGGACCTCAGTCAGAAGAATCCAACAAGAAGCGATCTGAGGCCATGAAACAAGCATGGAAAGATGGCAAGAATAAGGGAACGACTGGAATGTCAATAGAATGGTCTGAGGAAAGACGACAGAACCACAAGGCATCACTTCAGGGTGCCCATGACAATCGTGATAATTCAGCCTATTCAGAAGCAGTTAAAGGTGCTTGGGCAGAAGGAAAGTATGTCGGAAGAAAATCTAACAATATGAAAGACTACATCTGGGTAAGAAGAATTTCTGATAATACAAGAACTCGCATCCATAAGGATACATACGACACAAGCCTACATATCAGAGGTTCTTGATGTAGTCGATCACTCGTTCTTGTAAATATTGAAAATACGATATCATTGACAAGTCCTTCCGATGTCTTCTCCCCTGATACTTCATCAGTATTTATAAATACTGTATAACTAAACGAGAGATGTAACCATGTTAAAAAGTTTTACCGAATTTCTAAAAGAACAATGGAGGGTCGAACAATGGGAAACAAAACGGTCAGGACCGCGTAAATCATTCATAAACCAAACCAAAATAGGTGACCACAATGTCAGAATGGATTTGAATGGCTCTGGTGAAAACGCCGAGCACTTCAACGTAGAATACACTGTCGATAACGACCTATACAAGCAAAAAAAGATCGATAGTAAAACTGGTGATAAAATAGTAAAGCATGTCAATAGATCACTAAGTTCATTTATTCGTCACGCGAAGCCAAAAACAATCTATCTACAAAGTAACTTGGATAGAAACATTACTATACATGGTATGTTGGCTAAACGACTTGCGAAAAAATATGGTGGTGAAGTAGTAGTAGGAACAACTCCAATGGGTTCCACTTTTCATAGAGTCATATTTCAAAAGTAATCATAAATACTACATCAACACAAGGAAACATAAGATGCTTCAATCTGTCCTAACGGAAGTGCCAGTCAATCAGAACTATGTTCAGCCGAACAAGTTCTCGTTCTATTTTCCCACTCTATCATTCACAAGGTTCTTTGTCCAGTCAGTAAATATTCCTGACGTTAGCACTCAGGAAGTTTTCGTTCCGACCCACTTCAATCCGACATACAGACATGGTGATCAGCTAAATTTTGATCCTCTGACAATAACTGTTCTGGTTGATGAAGATATGAAGGTTTGGGAAGAGACCTTTAACTGGCTGAGAGCACTAACATCACCTGCAAGATACTCAGAATACATCAAGAATGGAGGTTTCAAGAACCTGAATACTCCATATGCAGATGCTGTCCTGATCATTAATACAAACTCAAATCTTCCAAATCTGAAATTCACTTTCAAGGACTGCCATCCAACTGCATTGACAGGTCTAGGTTTTTCAACGGCATTGAGCCCAGATCAAGCTATGGTGGCAAACATAACCTATCGGTACGATTATTTCACCATAGAACGATTTAATACTTGACAAGTATACTCCAGTTGATTATAATGAGGATATAAAATGGAGTAGAAAATGATACAGACACTAGACGAATTGCATGATGAATGGCAAGTAGATGGCGAAATCGATAAGACAGAAATCGGTGATGAACTTCTGAAAATCCCCAAGCTCCATGCAAAGTATCTTCGCATACTTTCCTACCACAATTCTCAATCGAAAGAGTTGGGTATCAGCTATGCGAAGGCAAAGAAAATTCGCTATGAGTATTATCAGGGTGATCTTAACAATCCAGATGACCTCGCCAAGTATGGTTTTGAACCCATGACAAAGCGAGTGCTCAAGTCCGACATTCCACTCTACATTGAGTCTGATACAACTCTTCTTTCAATCCTAAGGAAGAAGAGCGTTCATGACGAAATTTCTTCAGCCACAACCGCAATCCTCAAAGAACTCAACAGCAGAACATACCAACTAAGATCACATATCGAATACGAAAAGTTTATCAATGGCGCAAATTAACATCACAGAACTCAATGCATCATTCATTCACATAGATGCAGAGCCAAGTATTCTTCAAGAGCTTCGTGAGTATTTTACTTTTCGTGTACCGGGAGCAGAATTTCATCCGTCAGTGAGAAATCATTTTTGGGATGGGAAAATTCGTCTACTAGACACCAGAAAGAAAACCCTGTATTCTGGCCTGAAGGACGAACTGCTTCAGGTGGCTAAGGAAATGGGATACACTGCTTCCTTCACTCCAAAGTTCGAAAGAAGGGTTTTCACTGAGCAGGATGTACGGGATAGGGCAAAGGAAATCAAGCTCACCTTAGAGATAAGACCTTATCAGATGACAGCGATTCTGAATGCCCTGAATTCAGGGAGACAGTTGATGCTATCGCCCACGGCATCTGGCAAGTCCATGATCATCTATATGCTTTGCAGAATGATCGAAAAGAAAACATTAATCATCGTTCCGACGACCGCATTGGTCGAGCAGATGACCTCAGATTTTTCCGACTATGGTTTTGATAGTGAAAACAATGTTCACAAGATATACTACGGAAAAGATCGAAACACAGAAAAGCAGGTAACTGTAACGACTTGGCAGACACTGGCAAAGCAGCCTTCAGAGTACTTCCTTCAATTTGATGTAGTCATTGGGGACGAATGCCATCTATTTGCTGCCAAGAGCCTGATAAAGATCATGGAAGCCCTCACCAATACGTGGTACAGGATCGGTGCAACCGGTTCTCTGGACGGCACCAAAACCCATGAAATGGTTATTCAAGGTCTCTTCGGTCCTATAAGCAGGGTAGCAACGACTAGAGAACTCATGGACAAGGGTTACTTGGCCGAACTGGATATCAAGTGTCTGGTTCTGACCCACTCCCAAGAAGACGCCAAAAAGGTGCGTCCAATGACGTATCAGGAAGAGATCGAATTCCTCTTTACAATGCCGAAGAGAAACGATTTTATCGTTGACCTCGTTAGTAAGATGAAGGGAAACGTTCTTGTACTTTGTCAGTACGTAGACAAACATGCAATACCTCTCCACG